TCGTATACTCAGGTCAAATTTTTGTGAAAAAATTTATTATAAACCATTAAAACTTAAAGAATTATTAATCAGAGCATTAGTGGCTCTGATTAAACGAGCCCGACCATTGTACCAGGAGGGGTCGTTATTTCTTTCGAATTCAGCTTCAAGTTCATCCATGGATGACGTGCTTTCGAAAGTACCTGGATATTCTGGATATTCAGGAGATGGTTCCCAATCGTATGTTATCCCACATGGATTTAATACGGGAACCGAAATTGGAAGAGGATCGTCTTCCAATACTGGACTCATGCGAATGGGTCCTTCGACCTTAACGATAGTGAGTCGATCAATCAACGGAGCAAGCTTGTGAGGTTGATTAGTAGCAACTTTCGCGAAGCATTCTTCGGGCAGATAGTTGCTCATAATGATAACTGGTAAGTTATCCCTCTTTGTGAGCGGAGCGGAGCATCTGCGGGACAAAGGAGTGGGATCCCCAGATAAAATAGGATTCAGTTGGGTTATAGTCTTCTGTGAGTGAAACTCATCTAAGACAATTAAGTCATATGCTCCATCAGAGTAGGCATCCCACCATACCTCCTCCTTCGGCCAGTAATAGACTGACAAGTCGTATGCTTTCTCAAGCATCATGATCAGAGAAGTCTTCCCCATCCCCGGAGGAGCACAGATCCAGAGTTGCTTCTGACGATGAGCCCTCGGATTCCTCAGATTCAGATTCAGCCAGGAAGCAATCTCTTGATTCCAGTTCGAGCAATAAGTTTCTGCAGGCTGAACATGGACCTTTTGTGTTTGGGCCTCGGCAAACTGCAATCGTCTTTCTCGCAGACTTAAGAAGTCGAGAAATTCCTTCACCTTTCGGAGGTTTTGGAGCAAGTACTCGGAGTGGTCCTCCACTAAGTCGTCCAAGCATTTCCCCTGCTTGATATCCGTTAAAATCAGGGACGTCTTTGTAGACTTCTTCTTTTCCGCTTGCCGGATGAACTCCTCCAGATCGAAACCGCTTCCTAGAGGGAGGTAGTTCCCTTCCTTCATCACATACTGAAAGGCTTTCAGCGCGCCGCCCGTAAATCTCGTCATGATGTTCGGGTGCTTCGGTGGATCTACCAGGGTATCGAAAACTTTTGGATCTCTCGAGCTTAGGCTCTTCCGAAGGGTGATGGCTGCATGCAGGTGCAGGCCTCCATCCTTGTGGTCCTCTTGGGATATTACCCCCTTCTCCAGGTTCTCCCCGAAGAACTGGTTTAGGAGTCTCTGAAACGTTGTCAAGGCAGTTGTACATTGTGGGTAAGTCAAGAATATATTTTTAGATCTGATTCTAAAAGTCATAAATCCGGTGTCTTTTTTGATATCAAAAAAATAAAAAAAATAAAATAAAAAAAAAGTTCGCTAAATATATTTTTTTTTCACTCTGCTATTTATTAGTTTTCTTATATATGGTAGAGTCACTAGCCAATGAGACATCTTCTCGTCTCCTATTGGCTGTTCCCTGGGAACGTCTGAAAGTCTCTTTGATTGGCTATTCAACTACCAATTATATTCCATCTACTTTTAGCCCCTGTGAATTTCTAAATTTTAGGGCGCGGATATCGGAGCGTAGCGACGTGCGCCCTCTTGGCGCCGCAGGCATTAGGGTAGAGAGGTTTTAGTAAATATATTTCTGGTGTTAAATTAACCTTTTATTAGATGAGAAAATCAATTAATCGGAGTATCGCAAGCGTGCGACGCTGGAGCTTTCGTAGAAGATTGCGCATCCGGCGGGAACACCATAGTAGGAGTATGTCATTAGATATAATGCTCCTGAGTAGACGTCTGCAATTGTCATAGGAGTTGAGTTACTTGCATATACGGTCTCTAGTCCTGCGGGCATTCGGATGTAATCATCTTCGCAGACAGTGATTCTTGAAGAGTCAGGCGCTGTGTCATCAGGAGGGTACGACTGAGGATTGAGCGTGTGCGTCTTATCTCTTATAATCGTAAAACGGTCCATTGCGTCAAAGGCTACTCCACTTTGAAAGTAGGCCGTTTCTGTGCCATCTTGTAGGGTAGAGCTGAACACTTCATTGAATTTCGGGAGTGTGCCTTTCTGTGGGCTCTTGTCCCACACAAGCACGGTCCTCACCAAGATGTTCGGAATGAGTTTTGACACTGAGTTTGCAAACGTCCAGGTTAAAGCATAAGTGAGTCTAATGCTTTTTGGGAAGGATTTTCGTCCAATCCTGTTCCATGATCCGGAGCCTGCTTGGATCAGATTCAGACACTGGGTTCCTTGATTATTGTTATAATCGTTATCGATAACTACTGAAAACGGTGTGTCCATCCCCTTCTTCTCTTTCATTCTTTCAAAACCTGCGGAACTGTATCCCCCTCCTGGTCCTCCTCTTGCCTGAATTCTATTGATCATCAGGCGGCTCTTTTGTCTCTGTCTCATCGTCGCTGCAGCTCTGCTCCTTTTCGACCTTTGAGCCATTTTCTCTCTTAGTGCGCTTCCCAACATCTTTTTTCTTCCAACACCACAACCAGGTTTTATTACCCACACAGTTTAAGTTTAGATTAAGTTCCAGTTTTAATTTTAAAAAAATAAAAAAAAAAAAAAATATTAGATAAACAACTAAGTCTATCCCCAGGAGCGCTATAAATTGCGGCGCTAAAGCTCCTGGCCACGGCTAGCGAAGAACTTCTAATATTACCTTCGCTAGACATGGCCAATTTGGCCGCGCTAAATTGGACATTATAAACCGTATACGATAAACTCAAATAATCGTATACTCAGGTCAAATTTTTGTGAAAAAATTTATTATAAACCATTAAAACTTAAAGAATTATTAATCAGAGCATTAGTGGCTCTGATTAAACGAGCCCGACCATTGTACCAGGAGGGG